TGAGTTCATAAACGTCAAAAGACTAGTTGAGACGTTTGGTATACACCCTAACAACTTCGCCCTTGCAAGGGCCATTTGCGGCGATAAGAGCGACAATCTAGACGGTGTTGGGGGAGCAGGATTAAAGACCGTTGCTAAGCGGTTTCCGTTCCTCTCAGAGGCTAATCCGCATGAGATCCAGACACTTTTTGAAGCTTGTGAATCAGTGGAGAAGCCTCTAAAAGTTCATCATAATATTTTGAGCGGAGAGAAGAAAATACAGAGAAATTATAAAATGATGCAGTTGTATACTCCACTAATTTCAGTACAGGCTAGTCAAAAGATTAAGTACGCAATTCAGGAGATGACACCAGAGCTAAATAAAACTCAATGCATTGGACTGATGATTGAAGATGGCATCGGTGCATACGATTGGTCAGAAATGTTTGCAACAATGAAAAGATTTTGCTTGACAACAAGTAAAAAATGATGTATGATAGGTAATATAAAATAAAAGGAGAATTTACCAAACATGGGATATGAAATAACCAGTAAGGATTCTTATGACACAGATTCAAATCAGCGAAGCATAGAACAGATTATTGAACAATATCTAAAAACGTTTTTGGATGGGTCTTTTCAAAGATATGGAGGTCTTGATAACGGATCAGGTTGGGGCAAAAAGCAGAGTTCAGAATTTATTGGTAATCTTATCGCTGGCAAGGCGATTGGCACAAGAATCATTGTCGCCCGCGTAGCAGATTGTCTCCAGTGGGCCATTGCACAGAAATCTCAGGAAGATATCGAATATTTTCAAGGAGTTCTTAATGAGGGCTATGAGGAGATTAGCATTGATGGTAACAATACCGCTAGCGCGATCTATGGGTTTGTGGAAGGAAAAATTCCAGCGCTTATTCCGGATGCGCATACTCGAAGCAAGCTACATAAAAAACATTTCAAAGATCTTGATGCGCAACAGCAATACCATGTTCGCCACTTCCAGCAAGTAACAAAACTTGAACTAAGAAAAATTTCTAAAGTCGACATGTGTGATGAATTTAGGAACGTGAATAGGGCAGTACCGCTAAACGATCAAGAGTGGAGGCAAGCAAGATCAACTGACTTAACGGCAACTATTAGAGAGATTTCGAATGTGTCAACCATTAGAGATGGTTTTCTATTTGTATTCAAAAAACTTACTAGCTACGATAGAAGAACTCATGAACAAATGACAGCACAGCTCTGTATCAAACATGACAAAAGCTTTGATACCAGCCTTATGAAAAAAGCCTTAGATGATTATTACAAAGAAAATAACAGTGTCGATTCAAATACACAAAAAACTGTTAGAAATATTTTAAAAGAGGTGAAAAAATGTAGGGATGCGGTACTGAATAAAAACCAAATAAAAACCGGCCTGTGGCATAATCTCTGTGACGTCATTTACCTCGTTGATGAGTATGGTCTACAAATCGACGATTATGAGGAATTCATGGAATGGTTCCTAGCGAAGGATGCAGAGTATAATGCATATGCTGAAACTGTTATAGAAAAAGAGAAAGAAGAAAAGTCTTATATTCATTGGACTACGACTTATGGTGATCAAAAATTTTATAGGAAAACCGCGGTGCTTTTCGGCAGCCATCTGTATAAAGAGAAAGAAAAGCTTATTAACAATGGCGCGCTAAGTGAAAAACCAAAGATTCGAACCAGCAAGGATAGCTTTACATTCAAAGACAAGCTTAGACTGTGGAACCTTCAAGGTGGAAAAACTAGAGACGGAGATGTTATTGACATACTTGATCTTTATAAGGGAGGCAAGTACGAAACTGACCATAGAATATCTGTTGCTAACGGCGGTGAAACAACCATAGAAAATGCTGAACTTATGACTACGAAAGAAAATAGAAAGAAGGGTTCTAAGGATAATGAACCACATTTTGATTTTCAAAAACAAGAAGAAGTCGTGAGTCGTCAAGTTGCAGAATAATATTGAAATACACAACAAAGAAGGACTTGAGTTTTTATTAGATATTCCAGACAACTCTATAGACCTCGTTCTAATTGACCCTCCATACATAACCTCTAAAGAATCAGGTATGGATAAATGGGTCAAACATGTAAATCAACAAAATAAGTCTGGCTCGGTCGATGTAAAAACCGAAAAAGAGTGGGGCAACTATAAGTCTGCTGAAGAGTGGGAACGATGGTTTGAAGCCGGCAATGTGCCGGAGGATTTACGTAGTAAGCAACTAGAAAAACTAAAACAAGATTATCTAAAGTACGGAAGCATTTACGGCAAAAAATATGCTGTTCAAACTGACTTTGGCTCTTGGGATTCTGATTTTTCCATGGAACAATTGGATTTGTTTGTTGAGCAATTTTATCGCGTTCTTAAGAATAGCGGAACTTGTATTATATTCTTCGATCTCTGGAAGATATCTTACCTGAAGGAGAAAATGGAAGGAACCAACTTCAAACAACTGAGATTTGTTGAGTGGATAAAAACAAACCCGCAGCCTCGCAATAGCAGCCTTAATTATCTTACAAATTGTAGGGAAATAGCTCTTCTTGGAGTTAAGAAAGAAAAGCCTACTTTCAACAGTTCGTATGATAACGGCATGTACCAGTATCCAATTCATTCGGGAAAAGATAGATGTCATCCAACTCAGAAGAGTCTGCCTTTGTTTGAGGAGTTAGTCACCAAACATTCAAACAAGGGTGACACTGTTTTGGATTGTTTTCTTGGTTCTGGGACAACTGCCATGGCCGCGAACAACACAGGAAGAAACTTTATCGGATGTGAATTAGATAAAAAATATTATGACAAGTGCATGGAAAGAATGAACTTGACAAAGAAAGAAGATTAGTGTATATTAGAATAATGATTCACGATAAAGATAGAGAGATGGAGAAAATTATAATTGAAATACTTGAAGATTTTAACAGTTATTCAACAAATATCTCCTCAGAAATTTCTAGAAGGATGATTGCAAAAGCAGTCGTTAAAAAAATTAAGAAGATGTATAACTATGATATAAAATATTTTTATAGTTAATATTCACGCTCGTAGTTCAGTAGGTTAGAACGCCACTCTTATAAGGTGGAAGTCCCTGGTTCAAGTCCAGGCGAGCGTACTTAGAAAAAGGTTATTATGGTAAGAGAAGAGAGAGCAGATTTTTCAAAATATGGCAAGGATTTCCAAGAGAAATTGTGCCAATTGATCCTGAAAGACAGGATGTTTTGTGATCAGATTGAAGAAGTTCTTGACACCCAGTTCTTGGAGTTAAAATATCTTCGAGTGTTTATTCAGAAAGTTTTTGAATATCGAGAGAAATATAAAGTTCATCCGACAACTCGAACAATGTTGACGCTTGTGCGTTCTGAATTGGATGACGAAAATGACGCCATACAAAAACAAGTAAGAGATTATTTTTCCAGAATTTATAAGTCTGACATGGAGGTCGAAGGCGAAGAATATATTAAAGACACTGCTCTTGACTTCTGTAAAAAACAAGTGCTGAAAGAAGCCATGCTCAAGAGTGTTGGACTTCTTAAAAATTCATCATTTGATGAGATTGCATGTACTATCAATGATGCACTTAAATTAGGATGTGACAACAATTTTGGCTACGATTATCTTAAAGACTTTGAGCAGAGGTTTGAAGTCAAAGCGAGAAACCCTGTGTCGACAGGGTGGAATCATATTGATAATCTCTCCAAGGGTGGTTTGGGTAAAGGAGAGCTTGGAGTTGTTATAGCTCCCACGGGAGCTGGTAAATCCATGGTTTTAGTCCATTTAGGCGCGCAAGCTATAAAAAATGGGAAAAATGTGGTACATTATACTTTAGAATTAGCTGATACTGTGGTAGCATCAAGATACGACAGTTGCATAACTGGAGTGCCTCTTAGGGATTTGTTCACGTTTAAAGAACACATTTATGAAAATGTTCAAGATCTCGAAGGAGGTCTTATTGTTAAAGAATATCCAACAAAGTCTGCATCCACAAGAACTATAGAAACTCATCTTGAAAAACTAAGACAACGAGATTTTAAAGTAGACATGATTCTTGTTGACTATGGAGATCTTCTGAAACCAAATGTTATTCGTAAAGAGAAAAGAATGGAATTAGAATCTATTTATGAAGAGCTAAGAGCGATAGCTCAAAAAAACAATTGTCCGGTTTGGACAGCCTCACAAACTAATAGGTCTGGATTGAATGCTGAAGTAATAACAATGGAATCTATCTCTGAGGCGTTTAATAAATGTTTTGTTGCAGATCTTATATTTTCAGTTTCGAGGACGATTGACGACAAGAATGTAAACACGGGAAGAATGTTTATTGCAAAGAACAGATTTGGTCCCGATGGACTAGTTTATCCATTGTTGATGGATACGTCGAACGTTAAAATTGAAGTGCTTGATCCAACAGGAGAAACAGTTAACGATATTATTACCAAGTCCGCCAAGGAGCAGGCGGAATTGTTAAAAGAAAAATATAAGGAGTTTAAAAGTGACAGAAGTAAGTGACAACACTAAAAAAGAAGTTGAGCAGGCCACTTTAAAATATTTTGACGGAGATCAACTAGCTGCGAATGTTTGGATGACCAAATATGCCTTAAAAAATAAAAAAGGCGAGTTGGTCGAGAAAACTCCAGACGACATGCATAAGCGACTAGCATCAGAATTTGCCAGAATGGAGAAAAAATTTGGAGGAAAAAGGGCTATGTCTATGGATGAGATATATGCCCTGTTGAAGAATTTTAAATACGTCGTACCGCAGGGATCTCCTATGATGGGGATTGGAAACGATTATGTTAATGTGTCTTTGTCCAACTGTGTTGTTGTGGATTCTCCGAAAGATAATATTTCTTCAATTGTTGATTCTGGAAAGCATCTTGCTAATTTGTTCAAGCGACGTTGTGGCGTCGGCCTCGACATTTCTGGTTTACGTCCAGAAAATGCCTCTGTTAACAACTCCGCCGGGACCACAACTGGGGCATGGTCTTTTGCTGACTTTTACTCTTATGTTTGTCGCATGATTGGACAAAACGGAAGACGCGGTGCGCTGATGATTACGATGGACGTGAACCACCCAGATATTGAACAATTTGTATCCATGAAGAATGATTTGACAAAGGTTACAGGTGCGAATGTTTCAGTTAAAATAAGTGATAGTTTTATGGAGGCCGTTGAAAATAAGCAGACGTTTACTTTGCAATTTCCTGTTGATTCTAACAAGCCGACTATTACAAAAGAGATCCAGGCGGAGGATTTATGGAGCCTCATCGTTGAATCGGCAACAAAGACTGCTGAACCAGGATTAATGATGTGGGATAATATTGTTAACAACCTTCCTGCTGAGAATTATGCTGATGTTGGTTTTAAAACGGTTACGACCAACCCTTGTGGAGAAATTCCTCTTTCCGCTTACGATAGCTGTCGCTTAATATCAATAAATCTTAAGAATTTGGTGAAAAATCCATTTAAAAATCCAAAATTTGATTTCAATAAATTGTCTGAAGTGGCGGCCAGGGCCATGAGATTATCAGATGACTTGGTGGAGCTTGAAATTGAAAAGCTTGAGAACATTATAAAGGTATGCGACACAAGAGACGAGAAGGCGCTATGGAAGAATCTTTTTAAAGCTTGCCAAAACGGAAGAAGGACCGGTCTCGGAACTCATGGACTAGCAGACGCAATTGCTTGTTTGAATCTTCGTTATGATTCTGATGAAGCTTTGAGTGTGATAGAAAAAATTTATGAGACTTTGAGAGATGCCGCATATAACGAGAGCGTTGATCTCGCAAAGGAACGCGGCGCATTTCCAGTGTTTGACTGGGAAAAAGAAAAATCGAATTCCTATATTTCGAGATTGCCAAAAATTTTGCAGGAAAAAATTTCTAGATTTGGAAGGCGTAATATTTCTATTCTTACAAATGCTCCGACAGGCTCAGTTTCTATCATGTCTCAGACAAGTTCGGGTATAGAACCAGTATTCAGGAATTCTTATACTAGGAGACGAAAACTCTCTCATAACGAGGGCGATATCGTCCCGGCTTTCGTTGATGAACTTGGAGACAAGTGGCTAGAATATGACGTGTTTCATCATAATTTGCAGGAATATATGTATTTGATGAAAACAGAAGAGATTCCTGATTTCTTTGTAGAGAGCAATCAGATTGATTGGCCCAAAAGAATAGATGTTCAGGCAGCAATTCAAAAAAGTATTGATCATTCGATTAGTTCAACGATTAATCTTCCAAAAGGCACTGAACCTAGTGTTGTTGGTCAACTATATTTTGAAGGCTGGAAAAAAGGATTAAAAGGTATTACAGTATACGTGGATGGAAGTAGAACTGGCGTTTTGGTGACAAACAACTTAGACGATCGTTTCCCACAGAATGGAGCCCCCAAGCGACCAGATGAGCTTTCGTGTGACATACACCATACTACAATCCAGGGTGAAAAATGGACAATTCTTATTGGACTGTATGATAACAAACCTTATGAAGTATTGGGGGGTCTTTCAAATTTGATCGAAATCCCAAAAAAGCATAATCGAGGAATCTTGACAAAACATAGTTTCAAAACCAGAAATAATAGGTACGATCTGCAGGTTGGAGAAGGAGAAGATGCCATCTTTATTAAAGGTGTTGTAACAGTATTTGACAATCCTACAAATTCTGCTTTCACAAGAATGATTTCTCTTGCTCTGCGCCATGGTTCTAAGCCAAGCTTTCTTGTTGAACAGCTTCATAAAGATCGAGACAGCGATATGTTTAGCTTCTCAAAATGCATTGCAAGAATTCTTAAAAACTATATTCAGAATGGTGAACACGTGGCAAGCGATAAAGCATGCGAGGCGTGCGAAAGTGAAGGTTTAATATACCAGGATGGTTGCGTGACTTGTGAATCTTGCGGTTATGCAAAATGTGGTTGACAATAACATGATTAGTTACTATAATAAACAAAAGGAGTTAAAATGAAACTTAATTATTTACTACCAGAAAAAGAAGCAAATGAGCTTTGTGATGGCTCGATAACTAAATTGAAAAAACACACATGGGAACCAGGAGGCCAAATCAGAAAATCAGTTGATGGATCAGTTGGGACCGAATTCTTTTGTAAGAGATGCGAAAGAAGGTACTGGAATTTTTTTACACCAGAACAATACGAAACTTATAAAAATCTTTTGGAGGAAGTGGCATGAAGTTTGAACCAAGAAATAGACACATATTGGTCGAAAAGATAGAAAAAGACGAAGAGGATGAAACGAAAGTCCTTTTGCCCGCCGGGTATAAGAAAACTGAGGAGTACACGCTTGCTCGTGTATTGGCTACAAGTCCGGACAGTTCTGTATTAGCCAGAAAGGGAGAAAAGGTTGTCGTTCCTACGCACTTGATTCAAGACATCAATGTGGGCGAGCAAAGTTTTTCAATTGTTTTGGAAAATCATATATGCGGGGTGGTATATAACAAATGATTATGACTTACGCTGAAATAATTTGCGCCGCTATTCTATCAATTGGCATGCCAAATGCTGACTTCGCCTGCACACATATGGAAACTGTTATTGAAGTTTCTGAGCAATACCATTTAGATCCAATCATTCTAACTGCTTTGATACATGTTGAAAGCCGCTGGAGCCCAAGAGCTAAAAGTAGATCCGGCGCTTGCGGCCTCACTCAAGTGATCCCAAAATTTTCTAGAAAGTTCGGATATGTTGGGTGTAGAATGCTGAAAAGGAGGCCAAAACTGGCAATCAGAAAAGGTGGCCAGATATTGAGTTATTGGATCAATACATACGGCAGAGGAAATGTTTTAAAAGGACTTTGCGCATATAATGCCGGCTATCGTTGTTCAGGAAAGAATGCGAACAAAAGAGGCATAGCATATGCCAAAAAAGTAGTCGATTATTCTAGAAACATCCGGGATGAAACGATTCCTGGCTGTATGAATCGTGAATGATTTAAATCGCCATATATACGAAATTGACGAATTGGTAATTGGAAATAGTCTGGAGGCTGTGAGTTACTCTTATTTAAATGAAAAGTCGATAATACTAAACAGTGTTAAAAAACCTTATTTTTTTGAATTTTTTGAAAAAGGCTCTTGCTTAGAAAAATATATAACTGAAATCGATGAGTACGAACTAGAGGCTCCAAATGGTGTTAAAACTGTTGGGGCTTCAAAACTAGAGGTGTGGGAAAAATTAGTTTTTTATTTGTCATTAGCGGGATTGATACCCCTAGCGGATAAAGTTTTTTCCATTAGGATAGAAGAAGACAACTTACTTAAGGTCACTACAAGTAATTCTAGAATGGTGAGAATCAAATTTAACAAGTTGAGAATTTTTGATACAGAAAACATATCTGGTTTTGATTCATTTAAAGAAGACAGCAGATATAAGGTCGTTGATTGGGTTAACGTTCGCTCCGGCATGAAACATAATTATGATTATTTGGAAACTGGGGATGAATTCATAAAAGAGATTTATTTCTATCCTTCCGAGAGGGTTGGAGGTGGCGAAAATGACAAAAGGAAAGATCTCGTTGCGGTCTCCTATTTGACAAAAAAGCAGATTGATAATTTTGAATATTCTGATACGTATGCTAAATTTAAAATATTAAGCTTGATGAGGGAGGCTGGGATAAAAGGCGCCAGAAATGGAAAGAGAC